ACCGGCGAGTCGGCCTGCGCCAGCCCGGAAAACTTCGACGCCGAGCTTGGCCGCAAGATCGCCCGTCAGAACGCCGTCAACAAGATGTGGCCGCTGATGGGTTATGCCTTGAAGCAGCGGCTGCATGAAGCCAGCGAGGGTTAATCCATGAAATACCACGCCATCGGCTACCTGGTCATCCTGATGATGCTCTCCGGCTGCTCCACGCTGGCCGCCATGCCGTTCATCCCCGAAATCACGATCAAGATCGGCCTCAAGCCCGCGCTGGTGATCCAGAAGGCGGATCCGGACGAAATCAGCACCGAGGAACTGCAATGACTGCCGCCGCAACAGGCCTGACGCTGGGCACCAATTTCCGTGAAGTGCAGGGCAAGGCCGACCTGCGCGCGTTTCTGGTCAATGCCACGCTGGACGGCAACAAGGACGCCTTCCTGGTGTTCGGCAAGCGGCAATTCGGGTTCGGCAAGTCCTACTACTTCCCTCGCTCCGAGGCATGGCGCGCCAGGGAGCCTGATCAGTTCGTGCTGCTGTGCCATGACATCGCCACGGCCATGTATGGCTCGCCCAACAAGCACGACGTTCGGCTGTGCGGCGACATCCTGCTGAACCATCTGGACGAGCTGGTGGCGTTCCCGCCCGATGACGGCCAGGCAGAACACGACAACATGATGCGGCAGGCCGAGCTTCAGGAGCTTGTCATTAAGGTCAACGGTAAAACTCTGGTGGATGCGCGATGAACGAAATGCAGCCCGCGCCGGGCGATAACCGGCAGGTACTGCCGACGCAGAAGGAAGGCGATTACGACCTGTTGTGCTGGCTACGCAGCATTATCGACCGCGAGACATGGTTGCAGGCGAAATCACGCGCCCGGATGGCGCTGGATGCCGACTACTTCGACGACCGGCAATACATGGGCCTGAGCGAGGAGGAGGTCAAGGAGCTTGAGGACCGTGGGCAGTCCTTCCTGCAATTCAACGAGATCAAGCCCGCTATCCTGTGGATTACCGGCGCTGAGAAACGATCACGTTTCAACTGGCGCATCGCGCCTCGCTCCGAAGATGATGTAGAGCCCGCCATCCGCAAGACCAAGCTGATCCGCTACATCGAGGACGTGAACAACGCCCAATGGAAGCGTTCGGCGGCGTTTGAGCAGATGGTCAAGGTAGGCTGTGGCTGGACCGAGGTCGCCTACCGGCCGGACCCGTTCTCCGGAGACTGGCGCGTCTGCATCGAGGATGTCCATTGGCGCGAAATACTACGCGATAGCACCAGCCGGCGCAGCGACATGAGTGACGCCCGCTATGTCATCCGGACCCGCATCGTGGACAAGGAGGAGGCAACGGCATGGTTCCCGGAAAAGGGCGCCATGATCGAAGCCGAGTGCCAGGAGCGCGATGATCTGGAGCAGGAGGTCCAGAACGAGGCCTACATGGTCGCAGGAACCTCAGTCGGCGCCAGTGGTGCGCTGTCCCTGAACCGGATGCGCTACGGTGATGGCCGCATGGCTGTACGCCTGTGGGAGGTCTGGTATCGCAAGACGACGCGCGTCAAGGTTCTTCGCGGCGAAGGCGCATTGGTCGGCGCGGTATTCAACCCGCAGGATCCCCGCCACATTCAGGCCGTCCAGATGGGCATCGTGGAGCCGGTGGACAGTATCCGCCCGCAAATGCACGTCGCCATCATCACGCGCAACCACATCCTGCACTCCGGCCTCAGTCCGTATCAGCACAACCGGTTCCCGTATGTCCCGCGCATCGCATTCATTGACGACCGCGACGGCTCCGCCTACGGCGTCATCCGCTCCATGCGCGACCCGCAGGACGATCTGAACAAGCGTCGCAACAAGGCGCTGTTCATGCTGTCCACCCGCCGGGTAATTGCCGACGAGGATGCTGTCTCTGACTGGAGCGCCCTGGAGGAGGAAGTTTCGCGTCCGGACTCGATCATCAAGGTCAAGCGCGGGTCAAAGCTGGAAGTTATGGATAACGTCCAGCTGGCGGCCTCGCATGTCGAGTTCGGGATGCAGGACTCCGCCTACATCCGGCAAGTGTCCGGCGTTACCGGGGAGAACCTGGGCCTGCAAACCAATGCGACATCCGGCATCGCCATTCAGGCGCGGCAGGAGCAGGGCACGATCATCACCACCAACCTTTTTGAGTCCAATTCTCTGGCCATGCAACTGGAGGGCGAGTTGGCGCTGTCGCTGTGCGAGCAGTACATGACGGAGCCCATGCAGTTCCGTGTAACCGGCGAGCGAGGCCGTCCAGAGTTCGTGGCTGTCAACGACGGCAATCCAGAGACGGACATCACCAGCAGCAAGTCCGACTTCATCGTGGACAGGCAGGATTACCGGACAACGGTCCGTGCCTCGCTGGCCGAGCAATTGCTCCAAGTGGCCGGGCAGGTAGCGCAGCACACCGGCAACCCGATGATGGGCATGGCCATGGTGGAAATGGCGGTTGACCTGACCGACCTGCCGAACAAGGCCGAGATCCTGGCCCAGATGCGCCGCGTCAGCGGCACCCCGGATCCTGACGAGCCGCCCGAGCAGCGCCAGCAGCGCGAGCAACAGCAGCAGCAGGAGCAGCAGCGCCAGGCCGAGATCGAGAACCGCCGAATCATGGCTGAAATCGCCAAGATGGAAGCCGAGGCGCAGAAGGCGCAGGCCGGGGCAGACGCTCAGGCGGCACAAGCCATCCGCGACAAGATGCAAGCCCTGCAAGACGCGATGTCGTCGGCAGGGCTGGTATCCACAAACCCCAACCTCGCAGGCATCGTTGATGACCTGCTAAGCAACATCAACCGCATTTTGAGTCCGACCGGAGCAATGCAATGACCGAACAAGCAACCGAAATCGAGAGCCTGGACCAGACAGCCGCCAAGGCGGCCGAGGACACCACCATGGAGGGCGACTTCACGCCCGCCGAGCAGGAAGGCCTTGCCGAATACAAGAAGCTGATGGATGCCATCGAGAAGGGCGAGGAGTACGCCCCTGATCCTGCCGCAGATGTCGAGCAGGGCGCTGAAGGGAAGGAAGAAGCCGAAGAAAACGCGCTTCCCAGCGAAGAAGAACTGTCGGCCATCCTGACCAGTCACGCCGAAGCCGTCACCAGCATTGAGGCCGAGCTCAAGGCCGCCGAGGAAAAGGCGATTGCGCTGGGCGACCAGCTGGAAAACGGAGAAATCAATCAGGCGAAGTACGAGATCGAATACCGGCGCGCGATGCGCGACATCGAGGCCATCGAAGGCAAGCTGGCCACGGCTCATGCCGCGCTGTCGCAGTCTGAGATTGCTGTCGAGCAGGCCTCTGTCCAGTCAGATCCGTGGTATCAGGCGGCGACAAACTTTCTGGCTGAATCCGGCAACGACATCTTCAATGCCGGTGAGCACCACGAAGGACTGAAGCAGGCGATTGCATTCGCTTCCGGCCTCAAGCAGAACGCCGACAAGGAACCGGCCGAGATCATCCGCATTGCTGCCGATACCTACCGCGCCATGACTGGCCTGGGGAAGCCGCAAGCCGCACCAAAGCCCGGTCCTGCCGCGAAAAGCACGCCAAAACCGGCGCCGGACATCCCTCCGACGCTGGGGCAGATGCAGGCAGCCCTGCCGAATAACGACGACAGCCCGTTCGCGCATCTGATGAACTTGTCCGGCCCCGCCTACGAGGAAGCCTACAGCAAGTTGTCGCAGGCGCAGAAGGACGCATTCATGGACAGCTTGGCAGGGTAAACCCATGGCAAAGCAAACAAAATTGTTTCGAGACGTTGAAATCGGTGGTACGATTATGGTAGGCGACCACCGCATTTCAATTCTTGAGCGCAAGGGTCGCAAGATCAGGGTGGAAATCCGCTCTGATGCGATAATTCGAGTGGCAGGGAATAGTCCCGGCCAACTGGCGCAAGAGTGCCTCACCGATAACTCAGTGAGAGGTACTCAAGATGGGCCAGACCACCATCGGGACTAGCAACGCGCAAACCAAGAAGCTGTTTGCTGGTGCCCTGTTCAACGACGCCATTTTCGGATCCTATTGGGGTTCGACCTTCATGGCAGCCGGTTCCAAGAGCCGCACCCCCAACACCCCCATGCAGCTTGTCACCGACCTCGAAAAGGACGATGGCGATACGGTCAACTATGACCTGTATGTGCAGCTGAAGGGACGCCCCACGCTGGAAGATGACAACCTCGAAGGCAACGCCGAGGCTCTGCGCTCCTACAGCGACAGCATCACCGTCACCCAGATCCGTCACGCCGTTGACGCTGGCGGTCGCATGACCCGCAAGCGCACCCCCAACGAGCTGGGCGCTATCGCCAAGGAAAAACTGCAGGACTGGTGGTCCCGTCTGTTCGACGAGATCAGCTTCATGCACTTGGCCGGTGCTCGCGGCGTCAATGACGACTTCATCGAGCCGACCACGTTCACCGGTTACGCCGGTAACAGCCTTACCGCTCCAGACTCCAGCCACATCGTTTATGGCGGCTCGGCCACCTCCAAGGCCACCATCGCCAATTCCGACGGCATGAGCCTGGCTGTGCTGGACAAGGTGATCACCAAGGCCTGCACCATGGGCGGCGGCGTGACCGACATCCAGCGTGTTGTTCCCCTGAAGATGGGCAATCGCGAATACTTCGTGATCGTGATGCACGACTTCCAGGAACATGCCCTGCGTACCGCTACCGGCACTGGTGGCTGGCTGGACATCCAGAAGTCGCTGGCCACCAATCTGGGCAACAAGTCCCCGATCGTGAACGGCGCTCTGGGCGAGTATCGCGGCGCCATCCTGCACAAGCACAACAAGATCATCAAGTTCAGCGATTACGGCGCCGGTGCAAACCTCGCCGCTGCTCGTGCGTCCCTGATGGGTCGTCAGGCTCTGGTTGCCGCCTTCGGTTCGCCCGGCGACGGCCTGCGCTTTGGCTGGGAGGAAAAGCACACCGACGTTGACAACAACCGTCTGGTGATTTCCACCAACACGATCATGAACGTGAAGCGGCCGATGTTCAATTCCAAGAACGTCAGCAGCATCGCCATCGACACCTACGCTGTGGATCCGAACGCCTGATCGGCGTTCGATCTCATAGCCCTATTCTCACCGGAGAATTGACATGACCGTTTATACCTCCCCGCAGTACCAGGAGCCGATGCCGACCTCTACCGAGGCTGGCGACTCCCTGTGCTTCCGCGCCGTCTGGTCGCCCTCCAGCAATACCCGCCTGTTGTCCGGCGACATCATCCGCATGGCTCAACTGCCCGCAGGTTACGCCATTGTGGACATGCTGCTTGATACTGCCGCTTGTGGTACTTCCGCAGCTGGCAAGGCCGGTATCCTGGACAGCGCCACTTCGCCCACGGCGGTTTCCTCTGCCGTGATCGCTACCGGCTCCTTGGCAACAGCCGCTATCAAGCGTCTGGATACCGTTGGCGCAACCGGCTATGCCGTCAGCACCAGCGACCAAGGCATTGGCGTCGAAATCACCACCAGCGCCGACGTCGGCCAGTCCATCGCGGCCAACGCCAAGATGGCGCTGATCATCCGCTACCGCCCGAAGCAGAAGGTGGAGTAAGCGCGCCATGAAAGTCGAATGCTTGATAAAGCGGAAGGGTGGGTCGCACATTGAATTCGGCTACCCGCCGAAGGTGACACGATTCCATTTCAAGCCGGAGTCCGACGAAGATTACGCGCCCCATGTCTGTGAAATCCCTGACGGCTCGCCCTATCTGGGGCGGCTGTTGGCCATCACGGAAGGGTATCGCGTATATGGGGCTGAAGTCGTCGAGGATGACAGCCCCAACGCCTCAACCGAAAAGACTGACCCGTATGCGGACAAGTTCGACAACCTGCATCTGGTCAACCCCAACGACGTTGATGGCAGGTTCCTGGCTGCCTTCGCCCGCGATGTGTTGCAGGTTCCGGCAAACAGCAAGTCGGCAATCGCTGACTTGCTGAGCAAGGAGTTTGGAATTGATGTTGCGGTGGCCCGCGAGACATCAAACAGCATGATCCGCATGGCTCTTGCTGAATGCGTCAAGCAGGCTCAGGCCGAAGCCGAGCAACTGAAAAACATGCAGTAATGCCGTGAGGGCGCGCAATGCAATGCTCCATTGTTCTGGCTCAGGTCAGGTATGCACTCAATGATCCGTCTGCGGCAACGTGGACTGACTCAACGCACCTGATCCCGGCGCTGAACGACGCATTGCGCGCCCTTGTTTCCGTCCGTCCTGATGCAGCGTCCTCGACCGAGGTCAAGTTGCTGACGGCCGGGACAAGGCAAACCATTCCCACGGATGGCGTCAGGCTCATTGATGTCATCCGCAATGCTGGCGAGGACGGACTGTCCTCTACCGGCAGAGCCGTCCGGCGCGTGTCCATGGACGCCCTGAATGCCTCGATGCCGACATGGCACGCGGCGACCGGACAGGCAGAGATCCGGGAATATGCCTACGACGAGCGCAGCCCGCGCGAGTTCTGGGTATATCCACCGGTGGCATCTTCTCCGACCATTGGCGTGCTGCTGACGCACGTCAAGAAGTTGGCCGCCATATCCTCGGCGTCCGATACGTTCCCGGTGGACGACTTCTTTGCCCCGGCCGTCCAGGCCTTCATGCTGTACCGGCTGTGGGGTGGCGATGACGAGTCAAGCCCGAACTACCAGGCTGCACAGGCTCAATTCTCGGCCTTCAAGGATCTTCTGGGCCTGAAGTCTGGCGCCGAC